AAATCGAGGCTATCGTCGATTCATTAGCGGAGCAGTCGGAAACAGCGAAGGCCAGCGATCAGAAGCTACAGCAGCTAATAGAGATAATGCTGAAGCAGAACTAGAGTATGACCCTGCCAATCCGAATCTGTACTGTGATTTAAGGGAATGGCGCATGTTAGAGCTAGTCAACCCGCCTCAGTATCGCCACTGTATCGCTATGGAGTGGATGCGCTATAACCACCGTCAGTGTGGGTACGGTGCTCAGATCTATATTAGAAACACTATGCCTCGTGTGCTTGGTACCGCGTATCAGCTTGATGTAGAACTACTTACTTGGGACTTGGTAAAACCTAAGTCTGTCAAGAAACAAGCCGTCAAGAAGAAGAAACGTCTATGACTATGATGATCTTTGTTTTGGTAGTTTTAGAGCGCGGTCAACCAACTGGTGAGGAGTTTTATTTCCGTGAGCTTACGTCCTGCATTGAGTATTCTAATGCTCTAAATACGGGCAGTATCTCTGACCATAACGAAATTATGGGCAAACAAAATTACTACACGACTTACTGTCGAGTTCGTGAAATACCCACATCAGACGCTGGCACCAAAATACTGTTCCGCGACCCAGTAAATGAGTAGTGGACGGGGCTAGTGTTGAAGCATCTCCAAATACAAGCGCAGCGTCTGTAAAGATATATGATGAACTTGCTAGAAAACTTAACAAGGTTAAGAATGTTGAGCGAGTTTCGCAGGTTACTCATTCGTATTCGTTGCGGTGGGAAGAGTACAAAGTTACACACTACGCCGAGCTTTACTACACCTATGCAGATGGAGCAATTTCAGTTAAACATATGAAAAGTGATGAACGTCAAATTGTGAACATAAAGATATGAGCGATGAACGCCGAGTCACGTTACGTTGCGCTCGTTGTAGAAAAGAGGGCGGGGTTATGGATTTTGTGTATTTGAAAGTTAGAACCCTTTGTGGAAGATGCTACGCCCGATTAAGTGGGTGGGCGTAATGAGCATACTCGGATCACTCATAGGCCCAGCAACGTCATTGCTCGACAAAGTTATTGAAGACAAAGACGAAAAAAATCGTATTGCTTTTGAGTTAAGTACCCTAGCAGAACGTCATGCTACTGAACTTGCCAAGGGACAGATGGAAATTAACAAAGTTGAGGCGGCGCATAAGTCGATCTTCGTCGCTGGGTGGAGGCCGTTTATCGGGTGGGTAGCTGGAATTGGATTACTGTACAACGTGTTATTAGCGCCTGTTTTAGGTATTTGGTTTACTTTACCTCCAGTCGATCCCGCAATTTTGACCAGCACTTTGATGGGGATTTTAGGGCTAGGTGCAATGAGAACCTACGAGAAAAAGAACAACGTAAGCAGGGAGAAGTAATGGCTAATGAATTAATTGAAATGTTGAAGCGCCATGAGGGTGTGCGTAGCCATGTGTACCTGTGCTCCGCCGGGTATGAAACGATTGGAGTCGGGAGAAATATAGCCGACTCTGGGCTTGGACTCTCTGATGACGAAATAGATTTTTTGTTAATTAATGACATCACTCGTGTAAAGCAGGAGTTAGCCGATACTTACTTTTGGTTTCCTGCACTAAACCAAGCACGACAAGACGCTATGATTGACATTGGTTTTAATTTAGGATTAACGCGCCTGCGGGGTTTTGTGAAAGCTCTTGAGGCCATGTCACGCGAGCAGTTTGACATTGCGGCAGATGAATTTATGGACTCGCGCTGGAGTCAGCAAGTAGGCAACCGCGCTATTGAGGTCACAGAGATGATCCGCACTGGAGACTATCAGTAATGCCGCTAAAGAAGCTGTTATTTAGGCCCGGAGTAAACCGCGAGACTACTAGGTACGCAGCGGAAGAGGGTTGGTACGACTGCGATAAAGTGCGGTTTCGCGGAGGCTTGCCGGAAAAAATAGGGGGGTGGCAGATTACCTCCCTCAACACGTTTCTTGGCGTGTGTAGGTCGTTGTTTGGTTGGGTAACGCTGTCCAACCAAAAGCTATTAGGTGTTGGCACTAACCTCAAGTTTTACATTGAGAAGGGCGGCACTTACTACGATATAACGCCAGAGCGTACTCCATCCGGTGTGGCGCTTACAGATCCTTTCACCACTGTAGACGGCTCTACTACAGTTACAGTTACTGACGCGGCTGGTGGGTACGGAAACGGTGATTTTGTTACCTTCAGCGGTGCTTCTGCGGTGGGCGGGCTTACTCTTAACGGCGAGTTCCAGATAACCTACCTTACAGGTAATACGTATACTATCGAATCCAGCACGGCTGCGAGTTCTGCTGCTACAGGTGGCGGGTCAGTAACCGCTATATACCAGATAAACGTAGGCCCAGAAGTCGAAGTGCCATTAGTGGGCTGGGGTGCTGGAGGTTGGAACCAAGGAACGTGGGGCAATGGTATAGAATCTACAGACTCTTTACGTTTATGGAGTCAGTCTAATTTTGGCGAAGACCTGATATTTGGGCCTCGCGGAGAGCCTGTATACTACTGGGATGCTAGTAGCGGGCTTACTGCCCGTGCAGTAGAACTCTCCACGATTGCTGGGGCTTCCGACGCACCTACTGTACAGAACTTTATACTTGTGTCTGACATAAGCCGATTTGTATTTTGTTTTGGGGCTAATACGCTAGGTACAGCTACACAAGACCCCATGCTGGTTCGGTGGTCAGACCAAGAAAACCCACTTAACTGGACACCCTCCGCGACTAACCAAGCAGGAGACATAAAGCTATCTAACGGGTCACAGATAATTACCGCATTACAGTCTCGCCAAGAAGTATTGGTGTGGACAGACTCGGCTATGTATGCCATGCAGTATGTTGGCGGTACGGTAGTTTGGGGTACACAGTTACTAGGCACTAATCTATCAATAGCGTCTCCACGCGCTGTGGCTTACTCAGACGGTATTTCTTACTGGATGGGCCGAGACTCTTTTTATACCTATGATGGCAGAGTTAAAACTTTGAACTGTGACTTAAAGCGTTACATCTTCAACGACTTTAACTTTGAGCAGATTGAGCAGGTATTTGCAGCTACAAACGAAGGGTTCGGTGAAATATGGTGGTTTTACTGTTCTGCTAATTCCACAACCATAGACAAGTATGTCATTTACAACCACGAGCAAGGTATATGGTATTTTGGCACTATGGCTCGCAGTGCGTGGATTGATTCTGGGCTTCGTGAGTACCCTATGGCTGCTACATATACTAATAAGTTAGTAAATCACGAGCAGGGCGTAGACAGTAACGAAAACGGTGCTGATGTAGCTATAGATGCGTACATAACTTCTGCCCAATTTGACATAGAAGATGGAGATAGGTTTTCGTTTATTCGCCGTATAGTGCCAGACGTTACTTTCGATGGGTCTACAGCCGATAGTCCTAGTCTAGTTATGGAGCTATTTCCATTACAATCATCAGGATCTGGGTATAACTCACCACTGTCTGAGGGTGGATCAAGTAGTGCCTCAGTAGCTAGAACAGCTATAGTTCCTATTGAAGCCTTTACAGATCAGGTTTACACCAGAGTACGTGGTAGACAGTTATCTATAAAAATACAGTCAACGGATGTAGGTGTAACTTGGCAATTGGGTGCGCCTCGTATAGACATACGCCCAGATGGTAGGCGATAGTGTCAGTAAATTTAGACTTTGTTGCTCCGCAGCTCCCTACACCACCGCAGGGGTATGACCAGCAGTCGTTTGAGCAGTTTAATAACGTACTACGTATCTACTTTAACCAGTTAGACCAAGCACTGAGAGACGCTATGGCAGTCCAAGAACCATACACATTACAAGTATCAAAGGGGCAAGTCGCTGGCGCTACCCCCCTCTATAAGTTCGCACGCAACCCAGACATAAATAGCACAGAAGAAACGATATGGGAGCAAGGTGGCAATTACGTATTCCCTACGAGTGCTGCTGTGCGCTATGTAAGTTCTAGTGATGCAAACGATACAAATGGGGGTACGGGTGCAAACAAGGTAAGAGTTTTTGGTTTAGACGCTAACTAC